TTCCACTCCTGCTATTTTTAGGAGTGGGACATCATTTCAGAAAAGTAAGTTTGAGTTAGAGGTTGGGGATAACGCAAACTACTTAAATTTCTATGCTGACAACATCAATCTTCCAAGTAAGCAAGTAACCACTGGGCAGATTACTAATATTGGGTCATCATTTAACTACGCAACTTCATCGACATTTAGTCAGATAAACATTACTTTCACAATGCCTAGAAGTCATAAAACTAGGATGATTTTTGAAAGGTGGATTAATTTAATGTCTTCTGATGCAAATCAGATGACTGACTACTATGAAAATTATGTTTGTCCCAACTTATTCATCTTTAAGTGGGAGAGAGGTGGAGGTGCAAAAATTACTCTCCCCCCTGAGATTAAAAACTTCTTGAAAAAACTCGGCGTAAAAATCTCTGATGTTGAAAGATACAGAGATGATCAACTAGTTGGTGTTTACGATATTAGAAATGCATTTCCATTCAATATCGGATCTATGACACTTAGTAATGATACAGCATCAATTCTGAAGATGGATGTTGGTTTCTACTACGAGAGATATAGATTCTTTGGACAAGACAAATTTGACAATCTTGGTAGTTCTTACTTAGCTACAGGAGAGGTTGGATTAACAGCAGATCTCAGTTTAGATAGGTTTAACTCTTGATCATAAATAAAAATACTGAATTGAATTCCTATGGCATTACCTAAGTTAAATGTACCTGAATATCACTTGAAGTTGCCCTCCACAGGCAAAACTGTGAAATATAGACCATTTCTTGTTAAAGAAGAAAAACTTCTATTTTTGGCGATGGAAACTGGTGAGCAAGAGGATATGTTTAATGCAGTTAAAAATATTTTAATTGCATGTACTGATCTAAAGAGTGTTGAAAGACTTTCTACATTTGACATTGAGTATCTTTTTCTAAAGATTCGCACTAGCTCAGTTGGTGAAAATGTTGATGTGATGGTCACTTGTCCTGATGATGACGAGACTACAGTTAAGGTCAGTATTCCTCTAGATGACATCAAAATCAAAAAGGATCCCAAACATAAAAAGGAATTCAAATTGAATGATGAAGTCGCTCTTACCATGGGTTATCCTAGTTTAGATACGTTTGTGAAAACAAATCTTACTGGTGAAGGCGGTGAAATGGAGCAAATTTTTGAAATGGCAGCATCTTGTGCTGAGACCATTGCCGATGAAAATCAAGTTTATCTATGTAAAGACACACCTAAAGAGGAGTTGGTTGAATTTTTTGAATCGATGAATTCAAAGCAATTTATGTTGATTCAAGAGTTCTTTGAAACTATGCCTAAACTATCGCATACAGTAAAAGTGAGAAATCCAAATACTGGTGTTGAAAGTGAGGTTGTATTAGAAGGATTGGCATCTTTTTTCGCATAGCCCTTCTACATAATAATCTTAGGAATTATTATGAATCTAATTTTGCTTTGATGCATCATCACAAGTGGAATATTGAATACATTGAAAACTTGATGCCTTGGGAAAAAGAAATCTACGTTAATATGTTAATCGCATTCTTAAAAGAAGAAGAAAGACGTTACAAGGAGCAGCAAGTTGGCTAAGATCGCAGCATATAAATTTGTAAACCCTGGAGTTGCATCAGCAGCAGCTCCTGAGGTAAAAGCTGCAAGAAAACAACTGCTTGCTACTAATCGAGTTGGATCTACTGTAGAAGGGATTGGTAATATTTTTGTTTCTTTGACTGAAGCAAATAAATCATTATTAGTATTTAAGAAAGAGACTGATAAAAAGAAAAGAAAGAAGTTAAGACGCCAGAGAGATTTACAGGCAGAAGCAGTCCAAGAGCGTGCAAAAAGTAAGACTCCAAGTCAAAGAGATAAGCAAGCAGAAGAGGAAGATCTTGATGTAGATGAATCATCAGGAAACGCCTTTGCGGATTGGTTTGGAAGGACATTTGCTCCCATTGCAAATATATTCAAAGATATTGCAGCGATTTTTATTGCTAAGGGAGTCATCGAATGGTTTGCCGATGAAGAAAATCGCGAAAAGTTAAAAACTTTTTTGGAGAAGGCAGGATATGTATTTGGCGTCCTAAAGGGGTTTGTAGAAGATAGAGTCAATAACATCCTTGGGGGATTTAAAGAATTAACAGATCCAGAGAATAGTTGGTGGGAGAGACTCAAAGGTCTTGGAAGTATTTTATTAGGTGTTATCGGGTTGAAATACCTGATGAATCCATTTTCTATCATTACCGATATTCTTGGTATTGTTGATGCTATTACAGGAATGGGTGGTGAGAAAGGTGGTGGCAATAGAGGAAATAATCGAAGAAATAATCGTCAGAGAAGAAATCGTCAAAGAGGAAGAGGTGTTAGAAGACCTCCTGGTGCAGACTCAAGTGCGAGTAGAAGACTATCACCATTTCAATTAGAGCAAGCAAGAAAGACTGCTTCTGCTGTTGATGTGCCTGGAGCAAAACCCAATATATTCCAAAGATTCTGGAATAGCACTACCGAAGCAACTAAAGGCATTATGCAGAGAGGCAAGGAAAGCTTCGCTGCTATTGGTAATTGGTGGTCGAAGAATAGCAAGGCATTTATTGAAGGTGCTAAAGGAATCGGAAAAGGTGTTTATGATTGGGGTGCTGGTGTTGGAAAACAAATTGGTAATCTTGCTGAGTTAGCAAAAGATCCTGCTAAATTAAAAGATATTGTAGGAAAGAAATTAAAGGATGGTTTAAAACCAATCATTGAAAAAGATGATACTATCAAAAAAGTATTTGATCTGGTAAAAAATCCCAAAGCTCTGCTTGAGGGTGCAAACTCAACGCGCAAAGCATTTGGTAAGACACTAGTTAAACTGTTTAACGGAGTAGTCCAAAATCCTGCTACTAGAAAAGGATTTAAGTTTTTAAGAAACGCAAGAAAGAATGTTAAAATTGGAGGACTTGATGCTGTAATTGCTGCATTATTTGCTTTACTTGATTATGGTGTATTTGGCGAATCTCCAATTAATGCAATAGTTACTTCTTTAGGTAGTTTGCTTGGATATGCTGCTGGTTTTGCTATTGGTGCTCCTTTTGGTGGGGTCCCTGGATTTATTACTGGTGCTGTTGGTGGTGTTGCTGGTGAATTTATTGCTGCAAAACTTTTGGAAGCAGTAGCAAAAGGTTTCCCTGGTCTAACTGAGATTGAAGATCCTGTCGCTAAAAAACTATTTCCAGATCAACCTTCTAGACCAATTCTAAGAGATCCTTCTCAACCAATTCAATACTCTGAGGATCAGCAAGCTGAGATGGATAAACGTCTCCCTAAATTAGAACCTTTAGAAGTAAAAGCAGCAGGTGGATTACTCAAGGGCACACCCAAAACAAGTTATGGTAATCCATCCCCTTCGATACTCAATCCCACTACAGTGGGTAATGTCTTCTCTGTAAATAGAGATCAGGCAAATGTTGGTGGTGTTTCACCTTCTAGAATCAATCAAACTAATGTCGGTGGTGTATCTCCTGCTACTGCTGGTCATTCTCCAGTTACAAAACAAGTAGCACCGAAGGTGGTCAGCGCACCTAAATCTACAATTGGCAACTACAAATTCTCTACTCAGTATGCAATTATAAAAGGTGAGGAGACATCTGTCCCCATTCCAATGCCAATTATGATGCCTCAGGCAGTCCCTGTCGCATATCCAATAAATACTTCTCAGGAAGTTGTAGTTAGCAGACCCTCACCCTTGCTTGATAAGTAATGGCAACAGTAATTAAGAAACCTGCCAAGATTAATTTTTAC